ATAACCAGTTCCACCACCAGCTTCCATTATTAGGTGTGAATTGGTATCATTTGTATAGTATGATAAGTGGTGGCTTGTATTGTAATAAGTATTTCCTGTTGATGTAAAACTTCCATTTGATTTTAATACATATCTACCCAACAGTTGCATACCAGATGGATGCAATAAATTCAATAATATATCCTTGTACTTTGATATTTCTTTTTCAACGGTGATTTGATATGTATAATTATTATACACAGAACTTTGGAGTACACTAAAAGAACTAGGTTGTCCTTGTTTATTTAAATACTGACCTTCGCTTATAACAAGACCATTTAAAAAAGCTGCATTAGCAATTGCACGGCCATCACCATAAGTTCTAATGCCATTAGTATTATAATTTTCATTATAAGCAATATTAGCCATAACGAAATGAACATTTTTATTGTTTATCTTTAATGGTTTTGTTGGATCTGGATTAGTGTTGTATTCAAACACCCTTAAATTATAAAGACTTTGTGCTGGATCACCATTCGGCAATAACAATACAGCGTTATTCACCGTGGCTCTATAAGTTGATGAATTGACATCAACACCTTGGAAAATAATATCACCTAATCTTGGATATTGACTAATACTTACATTAGAAACAATAATATCTTGTATTTTCAAAGATACATTTGGTTTAGATACATAGTCTTCACCATTATCCAATATTGAAATTGTACTAACAGCACCAGTTTTATCTGTATCAAAAGAAAAGGTTGCACCTGCACCTAGAATATTTGGAACATATAAACTCGCACCATATGCATCTACATTAGCAGAATCAACTGATACAGTAGGTAATGATAGTGTCCTATATCCCATACCACCTAATGGAAATTGATTGGTTGCTGTATATGTAACCGAAGTTATTGTTCCATTAGAATCAACATTACTTACTTCAGCCTGAGCTCCATAACCAAAACCACCGGCAAAAATAATTGTATCATTGAGTTCATAACCTTGGCCACCAGAATTAATTTGTATTGGTGCTAAAATTCCAATATTGGCCAAGTCATCAGAATTACCAACATCATCTTTGTACAATGATGAGGCAGTTATAACTGGTAGTTTTTTAATTCCACCACCACCATTTGTTAATAATACGGAAGAAATTGGAAAAACTGGATATTTTGCAAATGTAAATGCATCAGATAGTTTGGTATTTACATTTGATATGGCCACATTTGCAAAAAAGAAATTGATATTACTTAACGGTGTAAATTGTTTAAGAGCAATCGAATCTGTGGGAACAAATGTTACATTGGCTGCTGTTTGGGGATTCGGATTTAATGAACCAACTTGAGCTGCAGCACCTAGAGCATTTGTTATATTGATGGAAGAATATACATTTCCATTAACATTTGCAGAATAACCATAACCACCTGCAATTACACCAATATTTAAAATAGAACCTGCAGATGTAGTTCCAACTTCAGCAATAGCACCATGGCCATTAGAGGTTTCTAATCCACCATATACTATAACTGGATCACCTGATTGATAAAATAGTCCACGATTTTTTGCATCAACTTTGATAGAACTAATCTGTCCAACTAATTTGGCTCTTAGTATTGTGGATCCTGATGTACCTTTTGGAACTTCTTTGTTGTTTTTGAAGTATACATCTTGATTTTTATTGTTTACAACTCGTATATACTCTCCAGATTGAAACAACCTTTCGATATTGGAAATAAATACTTCTGTTTTATTACCAGCAACAGCTGAGTTTTCAACTACGGCAATTGATTTTGTTGTCTCACCAAAAACCCTGTAGTTATTGATGCTTAAGAAATTCTTATTCAATGTCAGTAACTTTAAACTCTTAGTGACATACCAAAGACCTGAAGAAGCTCTGAAGACGGAATCTTTGGTATAAAACAAATCGAAATCGGAATTGTACAGTACTCTGAACAAAAACTGATAAGAAGCTGGTGTGCCTTTAGATTTATATAATTGCTTAGCTATCTTGACGGCTTTATCTTTGTCGATTAAAGCGTCTTGTGGAAAATACTGTAAGAAATCATTGATAAAATAATCAATAAATTGATTAGTCGTATTATCAATATCTTTATAGTTTAATAAATTGTTTGAGATATCTAAAACTTGGCCATTGGTTTCCATCCATTCATAATAAGCCTGTAAAAAAGATACAAACTTATCATAATCTGGATTTTCCCGTATGAAAGCGGGAAGTTGTGATGGTACTAATAGAGAAGTTTTTTGGCCGTTAGTTATCATGACGTTTTAGTTTTTACATATACGATGATGGCATTTGGATCGAAAGCGTCAATTGATAAAATTCTATTGTATGTTGATGACACGATAGATGTTGATGGTGTGGCCGTTATAGTATATTGTCCTAAATCATTGTCTACTTGATATGGATTGAAGTTATTCAAATTGATAATACCATTGGCATAATCAATAGTTCCAATGTTTGAATCCAATATTACTTTACCATTTACACCATCAATATAGTATAACCTTAGTGTGCCGTAACGACCTTTTAGATTAACCACAAGAGATGCTAACTTACCTTGTGTATCGTTTGCTCCGTTTGTTACAGTTGCATAAGCTGTTGTATAATTATTTCCTGAATTTGTTACTGTAACACTTATGATTGAACCCAAACTATTGAGTGTTGCTTCTGCTGTTGCACCAGTACCATCACCATAAATGGTAACTGTTGGTGCTGTACTATATCCATAACCCGGATTTACAATGCCTATCGTATCCACACCGTATGTTGTTACTGGAACTTCTTCTATGTAAACACCATCGGTAATCTGATTGGCATTTGGATATTGTACGGCAGGAGAACTACTGATACCACTCAAAAAAGAACCTTTTTGAATTGGTACATTGTAATATAGTTTATAAGTCGATGCATCAACAAGATTAGGATAGAATTTCTTTTGTAATTGTAGATTCAATTCACAAGCAATGATTGATTTGTTGGCTGTTTGAATTAAATTAATTAATTCTGAAGAAGAAAATGTTGAATTGAAAGTATTCAAATTTGTATCGGAGAAATTAGTAACTGTAGTTTTTACCAAATTTGCGATACCATTTGAAGTCAATGTTGTTTTCTTTGGATCATACAATACAGTTATAGTAGGCTGAATGAATGTATAATCTGGATCAACAAGTGTTGGCTGAACTGTCATTACCGATATAGGCTTGATGACATTTTGTACCAAACTCTGTTTCTGTGTATCAGTTAAAGAATAGCCACCAGTTGGCTTCAAAGCAATAAAGACTTGACCGTATACTGGAGGTATATTTTGTTCTCCGCCCCAAACATTAACTGCATCAAATGGTATGCCTAATTTGTTTTGTTGTATCAGAGTAATGTAATCTTCTTTGGTGACAGCACGGTTTTGTGCTGAGAACGCCTTTGGAGCCTGATACTTAATAGAATTTATAGATTCTTTAGCAGAACCTTTTGAAGCTTCAACAATAGGAGTAACAGAATAACTTCCCATATTGGCAATAGTATCCATCAACACAAAGTTGTTCGCACCGGCTGCTGAGGTGCCTTGTGTTGAAACATAAGATACAACAATCACATTATTATCAGATAATTTTTTACCTAAAATGCCATCACCAAACACCAATTGATAATTGCCAGTCAATCCTTCTTGTAAGAAGTATACTTGTGACTTAGAATTGAGTGTGAGATAGTCTTCAGAAGACTTATAAATCTCAAAAGATGAATTAGAAACTGATTCTTGTACAACAACCTGAATAGAACTTGTATCGATATTTTGGTCGGGTATTTCAAACAAATATTTTGGATTTAGCGTAGAATCTACCGTAAAACGATATGTATTTGGTATTCCTTGTTTCAATTCAAGGTTATCAATTATTCCAGTACCACCACTTACTGATACTGTGTTTGTGTCGATTGTAACAAAATTATAATTCACACCATCGATGGCTTCAGATAAGAAGTTGGTGAATTTTGGTATTGTTAGTGTTGGAGTTGTTACTGAATTACCAGTAAATTTGATGTATGCAGATGGTGCAATCGATGATTTTGGTGTATAATTTAATGCTTTGGCTTGAGAAACAACAGAACTTCTTTGCAATGCTGTGTCCAAGAACATCTCATTGGCCACCATATTCAAGTAGTAGGCATTATATTGTGTGTTGTAAGCCAACAGATCCAATAGTACAGATAAGGATGAACCATCAAAGTTATAATCTTTAAATGTATCTTGTGTTTGAAGATAGGCAATAAAGTTATTTTTGATATTACCAAAGTCTAAGTCGGTAAGTTGAACGTTTGTATTGGACGATGCCATTATCTTGACCTTTCAAGAAGTAGATTTACTGTTGTTGGCAAAGTATTATTTCCTATAAAAAACCTTAGTGTGATAGAATAACCATTCTCACTCAATTTTGGTACTACCAAAACTTCTTCAATATTCACTCTAGGTTCATAATTTCTAATCACATTTACTATCTCATCTTTAATCAGTCCGGAGCTCAATACGCTTATTGGTTCAAATAATAATTTGTCAATATTTGACCCTAAAGTTGGTTGGAATGGTCTTTCATAAAAATTAGTCAGCAATAGATTACGAACTGAAGCAATAACTGCTTGTTCATTGTATCTTAGAGCTATATCATTTGAAACCGGTAGTCGATTAAATGTCAAGTCTATATCTGAGTATATTTTATTAAGTGTTGCCATTTTCTATTTATAGAGCCTAGGAGTAAATTCGCTTTTTGGACTTTTGGTCACCGTCCGGAGATTTCTAGGGGCCGGCAAGGATTTCGAAATTTTCGGATTTTAGTTGATTCTTGATTTTGTTTTGTTTGTGCCAATAAGTGTATTTACCAAGAATTTTTCAGATTCACCCATATTTACCAATTGCTTTGTGGTGTTGTATTTGTCAATTAAACCTTTTAACTTCAAATAAAATGTTTTGTCTGCGGTTTCTCGTTCCATCATTAAAGTTACAGTATTTGTAAAGGTATTAGCAATTGTTGATGCCGCAGAAAAAGTCAAATTGGAACTCCAACTACCACTAATTTCATCAGGAACAAAAGTTAGACTTTTTAAGAGTGTTTGTGTGCCAGAATACATAGTACTGGCTAAAAGGTTAATCTGATTTGCTTCCAATATACTTGTAAAACAACCTAACATTACAGAGTTATTTGCAATGCCATCAGTTTGATTAACAATATAAGTGGCTGATTTGGCTGCTTGGGTCGCTGTTGTAAAATATGGTAAATTAGTACCATCTATATGTTCAGTTGCATCATTAGCTTGTAACCTTACATTAGAAAGTCGGTCCGTGTGATATAAAAATGTTTTGGTGTTTTGGTCTATATAATATTCATTTCCATAAGACAAAAACTGAGAACTGTAAAAAATATTATTAAATAGTTCTTGTATATTAGTATCTGTATTTGTAATTGGCCAATGTGACAGAATGACATTGGCTGTGTTGCTCATGAAATGGATACTGTTGGAAACTGGATTTTTATAATATCCACCAACATCATTATTGGCAATATCTTTAGCTTGCCATGACGTAATAACTGGTGGCACAGTATTTAAATGTGCCTGTGTGTTTGCGGAGAAAGTAACAACTTTTTTATTAGGATCAGAATAGTTGAATCCTAGCGTAGAGTAAACTCCTGTTGCATTATTTACAAGTGCCATATTATCCTCAATTAAAACATTCGTGCAAGTGGTGGTGATGTTGGACCCATTGGCGCAATATGTATGTGGCCGTCAAAAATAGTTGTGTTGATAACATCGGTCATCAAAACTGCATCCATAATACCAAAAGTACCAGTTGGTGCTAAAACAGCAGTTGCTGAATTGATTGGACCAACCGTGAAAATAGAACCAGGAACTGCAATTGGTAATGCTGGTGTCGGTATACCCAAAGATAAACCACCCAATGCGGAAGTGAATCCATTCTTACCTGCCGATACACCACCTAATGGACCTGTACTGAGTCTTGAATCAGCATTGATAATATCGGCTGTAATAATACCACCAACATGTAAATCTCCTGTAAGATTTAAATTGGTACCCGTGTTCAATCTTAATGCTCCACCTAAGGTAGGATCGGAATGTAATGTTATATCAGAATCAGACATAACTTTGAATCCTTTTGATCCATGAACTCTGGCTGTCATATTACCACCAACTTCCAAATTAAAGTCGGAACCTACTTTCAAATTCAATTCTTTAAGTACATTGATATTGGCATTGCCACGAATTTCAATATTACACATACCTTCAATTAATACATTTTTGTTTTTAATAGTGATTTCATATCCATCACCATAAACTTTATGCACCTCATCACCATTAGGATGCATCTCAATAAATGTATTTGAACGGTGTTGTAGACGAACTCTTTCACGATGAGGTGTATCGTCCATTTCAAATGTATGACCAGATTCGGTTACGGTTGCATTATTATATGGATAAACAGGTTGATAGTCAGTATTGGCAGCTGATTCTGGTTCTGACCACGAGCCATCATCTGGTTTCTCTAATGTTGTCATGGTGAAGTTTTCTTACTTTCGTTACTTTGACTGTTTTGTGCAGCTACTGTGTTGGCTGATGGAATACTCTTTGTTATTGTGGCGATTGAACCGGTTACTTTTGATAGATTATTTTGAGTAATTGGTTCAGAAATAGCTTGTATTGCTGATGAAACACCAGTGGAATTTGATTTAGAACCCGTATTTAATGTTGAATTGATGGCAGCTGCACTAGCTTGTGTGTAAGCAACAGTTGCAAAAACTGTTTGAGTGGCACTATTTACTTCTTTCAAAACAGCTGTTGTGGCAGCAACAACTTCAGTAAAAGGATTTGGAATTTGTTGAAAAGCATCAAGCAATACATTTTTAATCGAATTCAGAAGTTTTAATAAACATCCTGCCAATACAGCAGCAAACCTAGCTGGCAAACTTTGAATCCAAGCAATAACAGCTTTTGCCCATGTAATATAACCCAAAACTTTTTGACTAAACTCTTTGATAGGTACTAAATATTCAACATTAAAACTGCGTATTTCCTCTGCCAATCCTTTTAACCATGTGGCTAGTCCAGATAGTGAACCTGATGGATCCAAACTACCTAATTCTTTAAGTACTGCACGAATGGCTTTTTGTAATGTACTATAACCGGCCAATATAAATTCTTTAAGTGCTGAATTCTTCTTCAACTCGTTGGCAAAATCACAAACATGTGACAAGCTTTTGTTTGTTTTGGAGATAATTGTACCATTAACAATACCTTGACTAATAGAAGGCATCGTTGTAAAGGACTTTAAAACATCGACAACTGGTCTTGGTGGGTTATTTTCAATTATTTTATCTGGATCAATTGGATTTTTAACTACTTCAGCTGTGTTAACTTTCTCAATGGCCGCATTTGCCGATTCTTTTATTTGATTTAATTGTTGTGTGGCATCAAGTTTTTGTTCTGTTAATCTAACCAAATCTTCTTTTAAATTTGCAAGGTCGCTTACAGTAAGCGGATTAATAGTTTGACCTTCTGCATTTACTTGTTCAATAAACTTTTCTTTATCAGCAATAGCAGTTTTAACAGCTTGTAAATTAAATGAAATTTTATCAAGTCTTTGGTTAACTATTTCTTCAGGTGAAGATATTATTGGATTAAGTTCCATTATTGATTCCTTATTCCGGGTAAAACACCCATCATGATGGGAAACTGACCGCCTTCAGAGTCCATAAAAAAGCCAACTACCCACTCGCCAAGAGATGGGGACGAAAAAGTTTTAGAATTATTTAGTGCATACATTGGATGTGCCCACGGCAAATCTTCAGTTGGTATTTTGCCTTGGTCATACCATCCAAATATACGAACTTGGCATCGGCCTAATCCCAAAGGATCAACTCTGTTTTCAATTTCACCAACCCACCAGATAAAACCATTTAATCCAGCAAAATTATTAACAACTTTCGACATTATATAATACCCTTAACTGTATTTTTCCATATAGATGATTCATTATCTGGTGAAGAATAAGGACGAGTAACACTCTCCTTACATATTTCTAAAACCATTTTATATTCATTCATTACTATCATATGCCTAACACCAGTCACCAAATAGTTACCAGAATAGTATGGATCTCTAGCCTTCTTGGTTTTATTAGGTTGAAAAGACAACAAATCAAAGCTGATGTTGGTACCAACTGTAACTCCTGGATCTCCAGGCAACGATATCTTTAACCTTGTATATGTAGACAACGCCAATTGAGCTGTTCTGAAAGGCACATAAGTTTCTGCATAGATGTCGTTGGCCACGGCAGTATCATCTTGTTCTTTTACATAATTTAATTGTTTTTGGCCAAAATTAGAAAATATCAATTTAAAAACAGATTGTGGTGTATCATTCAGTTTGTCACCAAATCTATTTTTGAAGTTGTTTGATATGTTGTACTGATTCAATTTTTTAGCACCTAAGTTATTATTATAAAGTGCATAATCAAAATCTGTAATCTTTTTTCTGCGAGATAAAATATCAACAGAAAGCAATCTATTGGCAAATATACCAGAGTTAACAGAGCCTAAAGCATCATAAGAGTCCATTATTTCATATGTGGTAACATTGTAAGCATCATGAACGATATCGTTGGAACTCATATTTTTAGGATTATATGTGTATCTATTATAAATTGGATTTTTTTTAGTGTCTAATAATGTTTGCAATGATTTAAAATTAAAACCATACTTGTTTTCATACAACAACATGTCAGCTCCAGGTTTACTTTCTGAAGGTCTGGCATATGTGGACATCCAATTGATGGCATCAAATGGTTTGATGTTTGGTATTACAAATTGATATTGGCCGTAAGTTGTTTCAAAGTTTTTAACATTCAATTTATTATCAGGTACACCTAAATCGGTCTTTAGAATATCAATAATATTATCAGTAATGATTTTGTTTGGATAAGCTCTACATACTTTTGTTTGTTCATTCAGTATTGTTTCTTCTGAAGTAAAATACAAACAGTAAGATTCGGTGTTCATATTGTTTACAACTTCACGCTTGGCCACCTTATACACTCTGAATATTTTATCTATTGAAAAGTTATCATTAGATGTTTTAGAAAATTTCATTCTCAAAAATTCATTACCTGTGAGCTCCATCAATTCAATGTAACCCATTGCATCAGTCATCATTAAATAACCTGAGGTAACATTATTAAACAGGTCCTCATTATATGATAATTCTATAAGGCCAATTTTCATGTCCAAAGTAAATGTTGCTGACAACAATGTCAACGTTTCTAGAGCATAGTCTTTGGAATAACGTAAGCCTTGAGGCACAGGAGTACTAGACACTTCAAGTTCCCATCAATGATTTAAATTGTGATTCTAACTGTGACACATGAATTGAATCAATAATGTAAATTGATCTCTTCTCTTCATTTTTTTCTAATTCATAATCATAGATACTTACAGCATGACCTGTTACTGTTTGAGACACGGTTGCACCACTCGGAAGAATTTTAGTAGTCAATCCTGTGGCCAAACTATTATAAGTATCCTCATCAATTAAAATGGTTATTGTGTTTGTTTGTAATGTACTACCATCAACTGTCGATATAGTTTTTCTATATTCTTGAATGGTTCCAGTTGTATAGGCAATAACACTTGATATATTGGCTGCAGCAGCTGCGGCCGAATATTTGTCTTTCATATATGAATCAAATTGGCCAGAAGAAAGTGGCCAATCCCAACTTGGATTCATGATATTGTTGGCATACAGTACCAACCAATACCTATATGCATCACCATAATATTTGGCTGCCACGATTTCTGGTGTGTCACCTTCTTGTAAGTCGTATGAGTAAAATAAATTTGGATTATTCAATAAATCTTGTTTTATACTAACTCTGCTTAATAAGTTGGTTAATATAATTCCGTTTCCGTTGTTATCGGATGTTATAATTTTTGGTATAGAATTGAAGTATTGCATTATCTTAAAGTTCCTTTACCAATTCTATCTTTATCAACGATTTCCATTTCTTTGAACTGTAATGAAAGTGTTGTTTGTACAGGTGCACCATCTTCAAAAGAGGCCCATCCATTTGGTGCATAATTAACCTCAATGTTCGTTAAGGCACAATCACCATATTTTGGTAAATATTTGTTTTCACTACCTTTAACATTAAAACTAATATTGAAAACAGAAGGAGCTTCCAAAAACATACTGTTTGAAGAAGTATCTCTACCTTTTTGTAATGCTGGTGAGAAATGATATTTGAACATCTTAATGATTCTATCTATTTCTTTTGATTCATCTCTTGATTTTGGTGTAAAGGTAAAAGATAAACCAAAATCTCTTAAAGAAATTTGATTGAACATCAATTGAACTTGAGGATTAACTGAGTAACCTTGTGCATTTAAGAGTAATGTGCCTAATTTGCCAGCATCGACACCAATAGCACCACCTATGGCTTTAGCGTATTTATTATCTGTTATAAGTTTTGTAACAGCTGGATCAGAACTGAGCAAACTTGTTAATCCACCAACACCTTTATTTTTAAAGGCAGCAACTGCTGATCCAGCAAGTTGGTCAATATTTCTAATAGTTGATCCTAAATCACCCAATTCAAATTCATTCCAAGAAGCACTATATTGTGCATTTAGTGTATCTGGCATGTATAATGAAATAACACCTCTTGGTGAAAACCTTTTTGGAGTTATAGACACGCCATCTTTTAGGCTTTCAGCTATATTATTTGCAAACGCTGCGGTTTCTGGAAATTCTTCACTGGCAAATTGACCAAATCTATCTTGTAATGCACCAGTTATGTTTCCAACGACATTAACTCTCTGTTGTGCTGCAACACCAACGGTGCTTGTGTAACTAGCCGGCACAATTTCTTTGACTGAAAATGTCACATAATGTGATTTAGTCGGATCAGTCGCCAAATCAGCTGGATATTTAAGTGTTTGAACATCATTGTTTTGGAACAAAGCTGCAAGTGGTCCTTTTATACCTTGACCTATTTGTCCAGGTATCGACACTCCACCAATTGATGTTGGTATTGAAATAATGGCCATTAATTTCTTCTATAAAAATTGATATACATACTATTTATGGCATATTCTGGAAGATTCACACCAACCAATCCTCAAAAGTATATTGGGGACTATCGAAACATCATTTATCGCTCATCATGGGAATGTAGAGTGATGGATTGGCTCGACCGTAATGACTCTGTGGTATCTTGGGCTTCTGAAGAATTGATTGTACCTTATATGTCACCAGTTGACAATAGATGGCACCGATATTTTCCAGATTTTCTGGTCAAAATCAAAGGCAAAGACGGTAAACAGAGAACTTTGATGTTTGAGGTGAAGCCAAAGTATCAGACACAACCACCAAAACCACAGAAAAGAGTAACAAAGAAGTTCATCAATGAAGTGGCCACATGGGGTGTCAATGAAGCCAAATGGAAGGCAGCCAATGAATTCTGTATAGACCGTGGTTGGGAATTCAGAGTGATTACTGAAGACCATCTTGGTCTCTAACTAAATACTCTAATGGAATCAATCTTAACCACACTTACTGAACAACACTCCGCATCTAATT